GTGTGCTGACAGTTCAACTAAAGTTCTTTCTACTTTCTTTAAAAACTGTTCTCTCCCCTTTTCTTTACCTTTATCCCAAGCTAAAGGTTCAAACAAACTAGATAAACGTAAAGCTCCGCACATCACACCATACACTTCAACAAAAGACCTACCAATTATAGATCCCTCGGAAATATCCGTATGATTAGGAATAACGTAGCCAACACGTTTACCTTTTTGCTCATCAGTATATTCCATATGAAAATAATATTCAACAGCCTCCTTATAATTATAAAAATTTATAAATGGCTGAACTTCTTCAGTTAAATGAATACTATGATCATCACCATAGAATATACGCGAAGAGTTGTTTTCAATAAATTCCAACAACTCAAAAACTCTCATTCTTAAAAACCGCTCATGCTTACGCAACATCATAAAAGCACAGTAAAAAAAAATGGCTTCATTACTAAAGCAATTAATAATAGTAGTTAAAAAATTACCACTAGTATTGCCACCAAACCACTTATACAAAGCGGCTTTATCGCCAACACCAAGCAAATGAACAGAAGTCTTAAAAATTTCAAACAATGCCTCTCTAGAAAGATTTTCAATTGGATAATCTGACCCATAACAAAATTTGATAACAATATATGCAACATACATTATCTCACTAACTTGTCTTTTATCAAATTTACCGAAATCCCCATAAAGGCCTTTACGGCCAACACGAGTAAGATGAGTCCAAACACTCATCATCTCTTTCGAAGGATTCAAACCCACCAACATATTATTTGATATGCGATTTTCTACAAAATGAGAGGCAAAACCACCAAAAAACATTTGACACAACGGAACAACAAACTTATCGTATCCAACAAACATACGACAACCACTTTCTTTACATTCAACTTTCAAGTGATCCTTACATAAAGGAGTTATAGCCTCTCCTCGCCGAAGTGTATCTGCTTGTTCCTGAACTACTCTAACAAAAAGTTTAGAATAAGGATTATCAAAATCATAATCACCATCTTTACCAAAACAATTTTTAAAACTATTTGGCGGCAATTTAAAATCCTTTTCTAAACGCTCCAAAGTTGGACCAACAGCGGATTTCCTATTTAATCCTCGTAAATGCAAGCTAGGAACCCCTCTAATTGCATCCTCAACAGACAACGTTTTCTTATGATACTCAGTAAAAGGAGATGTATTTTTAATATAATTCTTGCCAATATGAACCGCAATAGCCTCAATAACTTCTGGATCCAAATTAACTTCTACATTAGACCCATACTTATGACAATTCAAAATCAATGGATCACCATTAACATCAGGTATGAGTTTACTAGGATATTTAGAGAGACGTTTTTTTCCATCACGAATCTCCCCGTAACGCTCCACAATTTCATCATAAGCAATACTACGAGTTATATTATTACGCCTATTAACTTGCTCAAAAGGAACATTACCAATAGGGGCATGATGACCAGCAATAGGAGCCGTGACATTAACATCCACTATAAAAGATCCAATGGATGAACTATCACATGTAACAGGTAAGATTTCCTTAGCTACTTCAACTATTTTCTCATAATTAGCATTTATAGCTTCAACTGGAGGAGTAACCTTCGGACCTAATCTAAATTCCTCAAGCCAACTATAATCATCAGCCCATAAAAAACCACCTATACCATAATTATGGGTATTACTAAAAGCAGTATGCCTATAACAAGGAAAAGCATGCTGGAAATTCTTATTAATAGCAACTTTACTATAAAGATTCTCTGACCACATAAAAACCGGCATATGACAATCTCCTTTATAAGTCGGGCGATCAAATCCATAACCTTCAATAGTTGCATAAACCAAGGGATGAACATATAAAACATCCCCAGTTAAACTCTTATTAGGCATTAAATACGTTGAAGGCTTAACTCTTCTAATTCCACCAATGTCTGAAGAACAATGATCTCCTATAGTGCGATAATATATCACACTAAATTTATCTTCTTTATCCAAAACAGACATCACTTCAGAGGTTTTAGAAATCATAAATTTCCTTAAATCAGACACAGCAGGCTCAGTACGAGGAACTTGAAATAAAGCTTCATCCCGATTCTTCTCCACATCACGAGTGATCCATCTAATCTTCATAAAGTCAAACCATTTAAAAGGCAAAGACATCTTACACAAAACAGGAATTAGCCCTATATCCACTCGAATAACATCACTATGTGATTTTAACTTACAAATAAGAGCAATATAAACATGATAATTAATAGAATAAACATGCCCAACTATACCAATAGCACCAGATTCATTATATTGCTTATAATATTCACGACCAGTCATGGGATCTACACGAACCTCTCTAACCATCAAACGATAATAATTATCAAGCAAGCTATGGACATGTTTAAACTTCCGATCATCAGAAGCTAAACTTTGT